TTATTTTATTTAAAAGATAATATGATGGAAAAATGTAAGGGTCTAATTTTTCTTCAACACCTCCGGGTAAACTTCCAAGTTTTTCTTCTGCTTCAACCGCTGGTCTAACAATGATTATTTTTTCATAAGCATTGTTCTCGTCTAATAATAAGTCTACAGCCGCTTTCATTGCTATGTAACTTTTACCTACCCCTGCAGGCCCTGAACAAATTGTGATTTGATTATTATTGAGAATATCATAATATTTTCTTTGACTCTCCGATAGAAACTTTTGTTTAGTTTTCTTTTTGACCAAAGAACAAATTAGTTGTTTTTTTGTTCTTGTATCAACTTTATCACTTAATGGTGTTGAAGTTGGTTTTGGTCTTGTACCTCTTGTCGGTTTTTGCATTTTTAATTTTTATTTAATTTATAGTGGTTTAACCAATATTCAATCATTTCGTCCAACATACTTTCAAAAGTGTATTCGGGTGTCCAACCTGTAATCTCTTTTAGTTTTGTTGAGTCTCCTTTAAGGTTATGTAATTCTTCAGGTCTTAAAAATTTCTCATCAAGTTTTACATATTCATTGTAATCTAACTCTAATTTATTAAAAACGTATTCACATAAATCTTTAACTGAATGTGATATTCCTGTTGAACAAACAAAGTCGTCTGAAGTTTCCTGTTGTAATATTAACCACATTGCCTCAACATAATCCTTAGCGTGACCCCAATCTCTTGTTGCATCTAAATTACCTAACTTTAATTCTGTTGATAATCCTAATTTAATTTTTACCGCCTCCTTACAAACTTTATTTGTTACAAAATTTGTTCCTCTTCTTGGTGATTCATGATTAAATAAAATTCCATTTGATATGAACATATTGTATGAGTTACGATAATTTCGACATATGTTGTAACTAAATACTTTAGCACATCCATATGGAGATACAGGGTTCAATGGAGTTGTTTCTCGTTGATATCCGTCCGAATCAATAGAATTTCCAAACATTTCAGAAGAAGACGCTTGATAAATTTTAGTATTTGGTTTTATTAATTTAACTGCCTCTAGCACATTTAAAGTTCCAACACCTGTAACGTTTGCCGTGTATAATGGTTGGTCAAAAGATATTCTAACGTGAGATTGTGCCGCCAAATTATAAATCTCATCCGGATTTACTTTTTGGATAACACTGATTAATGATGATAAATCGGTTAAATCTGCGTAGTGTAATTTAATTTTATCGTAGATAGAATCTAATCTTGATGTTTGATTTTCCGCAACGGAATTACGTTTCAAAGTCCCATGAACTTCATACCCTTTTTGTAGTAAGAATTCTGCAAGATAAGAACCATCTTGACCGTTAATTCCTGTGATTAGGGCTATTTTATTTTCTGACATTCTCATAATTTTTTATAAACCAACTTACGGTTTCTTTTATCCCTTCTTCGATTGGTGTGAATTGAAAATCGGGTAAATACGATTTTAATTTACCGTTATCTGATGGTTTTCTAAATTGACCATCCGGTTTTGATGAATCAAAAGTAACCTTCCCCTTAAAGTTAAATTCTTTTACCAATAAATCAACTAAATCCTTAATACTAATCTCATTTGATGTTGTAAATATGATTGGTTCAGATTCGTTATAATGGTCTACCGCCCATTCGGAAAGTTTTGCAACGTCTTTTGAAAAAATAAATTCCCTTAAAGGATTACCTGAACCCCATACTGTGAAATCGGTATTACTTTTTTGTGCCAAATAAAGTTTATGTATTAACATCGGCATTACATGACCTTGAGATAATGAAAAATTATCATTTGGTCCATATATGTTTGTTGGAATAACCGAAACATAATTTAAACCATATTGTTCTCTGTACGCCCGAATTTGAATGTCTGCCATTCTTTTAGCGTAAGCGTAAGGGTAATTCGAACTATGTGGTTCTCCTAAATGAATTTTAGATTCGGTTAAAGGGTATTCTACATTATCCGGAAATACACAAGTCGATAAAAAAGATACTAATTTCTCAACTCCATTTCTTCTTGCGGATTCAATAACATTGGTGTTTATCATTATGTTGTCATAAAAATATTCTCCTTTGTAGTTCATATTACCACCAACTCCTCCAACTTTACCAGCACAGTGAATTACTTGTGTTGGTTTATATTTGGCAAACATCTTTTGAGTTTCATCAAAATTGGTTAAATCAAATTCTCGACCTGTCTTAAAATCTGCGGTTATTGACGACCCCACTAAACCGTGACCACCTGTTACTAATAATTTTTTCATATTGTTTTTCTTATAATGGGACACTAGTTCCTCTTCTGTAAATGTAAAGTTTATCCTGTAATTGGTGAAAAATGAAATTATTTAAGATTCCTCTTTTCCATAAATTCCAATCTTCCATTCCTCTAACATCTTGGTATCCATTTAGTTTATTTATACATTCTTTTTTTACTAACATTGAACCATGAGTTAAAACATTTGATTTGAAAATCTCACTTTTAATTTCATCATGACTTTCATAAATTGGAGTTTCAGTATTGTTTAAATACCAATTTGTGTATAATACATCTTCGTTATTACCGTTAATGTACCAAGATTTTGTTCCTAAAAAATCAACGTTATTATTTTCAATATATTTAACTTGTTCCTCAAGTTTATTTGGTAAGTATAAATCATCTGCATCTAAAAACCCAACCCATTCAGTATCAATGTGACGTAACCCAAAATTCTTAGCGTATGATAATCCTTGTTTTTGTTCTTTAGTTAAGATAGTTAAATCTAAATCATGATTTAAAGATAAAATCATTTCTTTAGTTTTATCCCAACATTGGTCTAACACTATTACTGTTTTAAACTTTTTATAAGTTTGATTAACTAATGATTGAATTGATTTATTTAATAATTCATCATTAAAGTTACTTGTGCTATGAACACAAATTAAAATTGTTAATGTCATAATTGTTTTTAATAAATTTTTAAATAATATTCGGGGTGTCTGTTTTCATTTTCGTCAAAAACGTCACCAACAAATTCTCTGTTTATTCTTTCGGATGGGAATGGTTTTGAATTGGGTGAGTAATTCAAATAAGAATCATGAGTGAAACTATTATTAACAACTAAAGGGTATATTTTTTCTCTTAAAAAATTTTGGTCAACTTGCCAAAAATTACCCTTGGTATAATCATTAATTAATTCTTTTATGTTTTTTAGTAAACCATTTCTCACCCCCCACATACCTCCTAAAATTTCTGTGTTATGATAAGGGTGGTCTCTCATGATGTGAAAATCCTTTTCAGATTCTAACCATTCATCTACCGCTAATTTTTCTCTATTAGACAGTCTACTATCTGTATCTCGAGATAACATAATGTCAGAATCTTCACACGCATAAAATCTCCAAAACATTCCGGTCCAATCACCGTCAACGTCCATCATAACAACTTCAGTGTTTGGTAAAGAAATTAATGTTTTAATAATATCGGTTGGTACGGACTCACCGCAATAAAATCTTGAAATCCATCCGGGGTAAATAATTGGGGTTAATTCTGCATTTTTTATTGCCCCTATTGTGTACTTAGGGTTATCACCCCAAAGTGAAAAACTTATTATTTTTTTCATAGATAAAAATTATTGTTTTTTCTTGTGGTGAATAAATTTCTATCATGACTTTCATTTTCCGAATTTATTCTATGTATAATATCTCTTTTACCATATCCCCAATCAGGATGTTCATGTTCAATAATAACCTCATCAAAATAAGTTTGTTTCTTTAGAATATTTCCAACTAACATAAATTCATTATCTGACCAAACTGATTTGTATTCAGGGTGGTAGATATAATTAAATCTTTCGTAATATTTTTTACCTAAAATACATAGAGTGTTTAGATTATTTTTTTGGTGACCATCATTAAACCATAAAACACCATCAGTGTCGGGATAATATTCTTTCATTTTATTACGAATAATATTATCATATCCTTTAACTTTTGGGGTCATATCATCAGACGCCAATAATACGATGTCCCATTCATCTACAGTTTCAATGTCTCTATTTACCGCATGAATTTTAGAAATACTATTTCCATAAACATATTTTATATTCTTGAATGTACTAAAAATATCTGCGACCTCAGGTGAATTCATTTCATCATCATCATTATCTAAAGTTATTAGAAAAAATGTGTTCTCAATATCTTCACATAATCTTTGATATTGTTTTAATACTGTAAAAAATTTATTCTTACGATTTCTTGTTGGGAATTTAATTAATAATTTCATTAATAATATCAATCTTTATTTTATAATATTTTAATATATTCTTCTTTTATTTGTTTTGCAACATTTGAGGAATAATATTTTTCTAAATCCATTGGGACCTCAAATTTTGTTTTATCTAAAATAAATCCCGATGAATCAACTTTATAAATCCATCCTGGCTTTCCACATAACCAACCTTCAATAGTTGTTCTTCCTAATTGAATACCTGCCGTTTCAGAACATTTGGAAATAAATGATTCTACATTCCATGTTGGTGGAAAATGTTTTACATGAGGTTCAAACAACACTTGTTGTAAATAATTTCCTTTATCTTCACCAACTAACCATAATTCTTTACCCTCTTCCTTAGTTCGTTCCATTAAATCTATGA